TAAAAGAACAACTGATACCCATTTGATGTACCATGATAGGTCAACTTTTGGTGTAATCTTTTTGAATACACCAAAAGGTGACCTATCATGGTACATCAAATGGGTATCAGTTGTTCTTATACTAGTGGCAACATCTGCTAGAGCTACAGGAACACTACCACATGTTGATTTATGGTTTGGATTATTTGGAACTATAGGTTGGTTTGTAGTTGGTTATCTATGGCATGATAGAGCTCTTATCTTATTAAATGGTGTGTTAGTTACATTAATCTTTACAGGTCTATTAAACTATTATTATGGCGTCTAATATACATACATTATTTCCATTACCAGTAATGGAATTCAAAATCAAATGTCCGCCAGAGTACATAACAAGAAAGTGTGACATGTACAAAGGAAAAATGCATGACCACGCATTGATAGATGGCGAAGGCAAGAGTACATGGAGTCCGAATGATAGTATATTATATGAACCAGAGTTTGGAGAATTAAAAAAAGAATTTATAGATTGTTTATCTGAGTATGGTAAACTATTAGGTCTACAAGAATTTGTTTTAACAAACAGTTGGTTGAGTATTATGAATAATGGTACAAGTTTAAAAATGCACAGACATGAAGCAAGTCTTATAAGTGGAGCATACTATCCAAAATGCCCACAAGGCTCTGTTGGTCTATCGTTTAAAAATCCTTTGTTACCACATAAGATGTGTGAACTACATAATAATCTTACAGCCTATAATGCTGTTGAGTCAGTGTTGCCAGCAAACGAAGGATATTTGTATCTATTTCCTAGTTGGTTAGAACATGGTACAAAAGTTAATAAGACGGCTGAAAGATATGTTATAAGTTTTAATACTATGCACAAAGGTGACTACTAGTGAGTAAGACATTCTTAATTGGCAATGGTAACAGTAGATTAGGTTTAGACCTTTCTATTTTAAAACCACATGGCAAAGTTTATGGTTGCAATGCCATTTACAGAGAAGAGTTAGATAAGATTGATGTACTTGTTGGTGTAGACCATGGCATTATGCATGAAATATACCATAAAGGTGTTGCACAGAAATTGCCATGTTATTTTAGAGATTGGACTAAAGTGCCAGCCTTTACATATGAGATGATGATGGATAGTGGTATTGATAAACTAGAGATGGCAGAGTTGCAGAAGAAACATAATATTGTTATCAGCAATGAACGTGAAGATAGTACAGAGTATGTAATGCATGGTTCTAAATTATCTGGTATTGTGGACATTATTAAGAAAGATGGTAACACAGAGAAGAAGAATATTAATCATGGTGCAATCAAAGTATCATGGATTAAAACACCAGACTATTCTAATAATCTAGCAGACTTCATGCCTAAGAATACAGACATGGGTTGGTCAACAGGTCCTAGTGCCGGTTGGATTGCATGTAAAGTAGAAGCGCCAAGTGAGGTGTATCTAGTTGGACATGACCTTAACAGTACAGATAAGAAAGTCAATAACATATTTGCTGGTAGTAAACATTATGTATCAAAAGAAATGCACCCAACACCTAGTGTGAATTGGATTAGACAGTGGAAATCATTGTTTACATCATTTAATAACACAAAGTTTTACAAGGTCAACAGATATAATGATGGTAGAGACGCAGTAAATGGTCCAATAGAAGAGTGGAAAGACGTTAAAAACATTGAATATATTGATTATGCTGAATTGATAGAAAGTATCGAACCAGCATTGCCAATTGAAACAAAATAGTGTATTATGTACATAACAATTGAAAAGGATAAGAATGAATTTACCAGACGTAACATTTAAGTGTCGAGTGGCAGGTGAGTGGATTGATAAAACAACAAACGATTTTTTTAAAGGCAAAAGAATAGTGCTATTTGCATTACCTGGTGCTTTTACACCAACGTGTTCAAGTAAACAATTACCGAAGTACGAAGAGATGTACGACCAATTTATTAACAAAGGTGTGACAGATGTATATTGTCTATCTGTTAATGATGGATTTGTAATGAACGCATGGGCAGACGACCAAAACATAGAGAAAGTAAAATTTATTCCAGATGGTTCTGGTGAATTTACTAGACGTATGGGTATGTTGGTCAATAAAGAAAACTTAGGATTTGGGTACAGGTCTTGGAGATATGCTATGATTGTCAATGACGGTGTTGTTGAACGAGTATACGAAGAGGCAGGCAAAGGTGACAATACAAGCACCGACCCGTTTGAAGTCAGTAAAGCTGAAAATGTTTTATCTGGCTGCTAAAACTTGTATAAATACCAATGAGACCGAATAATACAGGTCACATGAAAACAACAATACGATAATACATACACAGGAGATAAAAATATGGATTTCGAATCATTAAAACAATCAAGTGGTAACTTTGATAAAATTACCAAAGCGCTTGAGGCTTCAAGCGAACCACAACAATCAAAATCAACTAACAAATACCAAGACGACAGACTTTGGAAACCCGAACTAGATAAAACTGGTAATGGTTATGCCGTACTAAGGTTCTTACCTGCTACAAGCGGAGAAGAAATGCCTTGGCAAAGAGTTTGGTCACATGCGTTTCAGGACAAAGGTGGCTGGTTTATTGAGAACTCTCTAACAACACTTAATCAAAAAGACCCGGTGTCAGAAGAGAACAGTAGACTATGGAATACAGGCGTAGACAGTGATAAAGAAATTGCTCGTAAACGTAAGCGTAAGTTATCATACTTTGCTAATGTATTAATTGTTAGTGACCCAAAACATCCAGAACACGAAGGCCAAGTTAAACTATTTAAGTTTGGTAAGAAAATCTTTGATAAGATTACTGAAGCAATGCAGCCAGCGTTTGAAGATGAACAAGCAATCAACCCATTTGATTTTTGGAAAGGTGCAAACTTTAAACTAAAGATTAGAAAAGTTGATGGTTATTGGAACTATGATAAGTCCGAATTTGAGGGTGTAAGTCCAATCAAAGAGTCTGATGATGACATCAAGGCTATTTGGTCTAAACAATATCCTCTAACCCCTTTTGTCGACCCTAGTAATTTCAAAACTTATGATGAGCTCAAGAGCAAACTTCATAGAGTAATTACGGGACAACAAAATACAACGAGCATTGAGTCTGTTGACCTCCCACCACAGACCACAGAGCAAGTTGTACCAAGTCAACCTGTTGTAGATAACGATTCTACGCCAAGTGATGGAGATGACGATACGTTGTCTTATTTTAGTAAATTGGCAGACGAAGAGTAATCCTTTCTCTCTCAGAATACAACTAAAAGACTTAACCTCTAGCGAGAAATCGCTAGGGGTTTTCTTATAAATAGGTGTATGGTAAATATATTTAATCCACTTAAAGACCTCCAAGACGGTAAAATGCGTAGTGCCAGTTGGTACAGAAACGCAGTATCCTTGATAGCAGATAGAACTTCTGCCCCCAAATTAATGAAAGATGGTAAACTACTTGGTAAACCTAGTGGTGGTAGAATGAGCATGTTCTACTATGACCCTAAGACTAAGAATAAAATGCCCTTTTATGACACATTCCCATTGGTACTACCAATTGAAGTTGTGCCTAGAGGGTTCATGGGTATTAACTTTCACTATCTACCATATGCATTGAGATTTCAATTATTACAAGAAATGCAACGATATGCTTCGAATGGTAAATTTGACAAGTCTACACGTATTAATGCAAATTATCAATCATTAAAAAATGTTAAGTTAATCAAACCAGCAATTAAGAGATATCTATGGTCACAAGTAAGGTCAAACTTTCTAAGAATTGACGCAGACGAAATGGCACTAGCATGTTATCTACCAGTTGCACAATTTCAGAAGGCAAGCATTGGTAAAGTATTTGCTGACAGTAGGAGACAAATTTAATGGCAATTTTAAGAGGCGGCACTAAGATATTTGGCCAAGACATTAGAATTGGTCTACCAAGAGACCGTTCTATGAATAATATCAACGGCGACCCACGTTTCAAACAAGGCGGTCAAGTAGGTCAAGGCGAGAGTACAATCAACCGATTTATTGCAGAGATAAATCAAGGTGAGGGTATGGCAAGACCAACTAGATATATGGTTGTCATTCAACCACCTCAAAAGATATACACTGAACAAGAAGTTATGGCAAGTGAATTTGGTGGCGGTGTAGGTTCAGGTGGTTCAAACGATTTAGAATCAGCAAACACAAAAAGAAATGTTGGCATGATGTGTAATTCAGTTACTATGCCAAGTAGAGATGTTAACACAGCAGCTAGTCAACAGTACGGACCTCAAAGAAGAATGCCTTATGCATATTCTTTTAGTGGTGAATTAGCAATGTCATTTTATGGAGATAAGTTTTTAAGACAAAGACTATTCTTTGAGAATTGGCAGAAAAAGATTTTTAATATTCAGACACACGACATGAATTTCTATGATGATTATGTTGGCACTATGGATATCATGCAGTTAGGTTCATTTAGTAGTGAGAATGATAGAGACAGAGTAACATATGCAGTAAGATTGTACGAAGTCTATCCACAAACTATTGGTTCATATGACATGTCTTATGGTCAAACCAACGAAGTAGTTAATGTACCAATTACATTGAACTTTAG